GTCAGGTGCCGCATGGTCCGGTACCAGCCGTTGCGAAAATCGTCGTCCTCGTTCACCAGGATCTGCACGCCGAAGTGCAGCTTGCAGTACCGGCGCGCATCGTCGACGTCGCCGATCTGCGTCATCGCAGCGATGCGCTGGTACAGCGAGAACCACAGGGCGTTTTGATCCAGGGTGCGATCCTTGCCCGGGCGCAGCGACACGACCACGAACTTCTTCTCGCGGAACATGGTGGTCAGGCTGGTGATGGCTTCGGAGAGTTTGGCCTGGCAGTTGACGCTGATCTTGTCGGTCATGACGTCACCACCATTGTGATCAGGACGCAGAACACGCCGATGGAGAAACCAGCCATGGTGCAGGCCAGCGTGATTTTGGATTGAGCAACCATCAGGAAGCCTCCTTGCCGAGCTGCGGCTCGCGCTTGATGTTCAGTCGTGCCAGCAGCTGCGCACGCGCGGCGCCGCCCGACGATGGAATGCCCTGAACGTCCAGCAGCCGAAGCTGGCGCTGATTGGCAAATTCCTCGGCCAGCTCCAGCTCGGTCTTCTGGCCGTCGTGGCCGATGCCAATGGCGATGTCCTCGAGCGGCAGACCCGCTACTAGGCGGCGAATGGTGATCTCGTAGGCCCGGTCGAATACCTCGCTGGCCTTCTCCGGGATCAGGTCGCCGAGGTTGTGCATCTCGCATTGCAGCGCGGCGTGGCGAACGGCCGGATGGGACCAGGTGCGATCGCCAAACCTGCTTGGGTGGGAGTTTTCCAGCGCCTCGCGAAATGCCTTGTCGTGAGGCGGGATGCCCAGCATTTCCGGGGTCGGCTGGCAAAGCTTGATGAACCTGCCCACGCTTGGCATGAAGTCCGTGCCCAGCGAACGGCAGCGCTCAACGCCGAATCGAATCTGCTCCAGCTGAGTGATCCCCTCGACGATGAAAGCCTTGATCCAGCTGCGCTTGGCGGAATCCAGAGCGTCATCGGTCGGCCAAGCCTGTTTCCAAGCCGGGAAGATTGCCTGCAGCTCCTTGAACAAGGCGTTGACGACATCGATCGTACCCGGCGGCAGGGTCTTGGGCATGACCGGCATGGCCGGAGGCTGGTAATTGCCGACAGCTGCGCGCAGGTCAGTGGTCGCACCGGTGACCTTCATGAGTTGAGCCGCGCTCCTTGGCGGCTTCGGCTTGTTCACAGACCACCGTCCAGGTTCTCAGCCCAGGCTCTGTTATCGAAGTCGGGGCCATTGGCCTGACGACGAGGCGGGAACTGGTGAACATTGTTCGCAGCGGGCGCCGGCTCGGGCACTTCGTCCTCCCAGCGCTTGCCGTTGAGCCAGGTCGACGGGTGCGGGATGAACTGGCCGTTGTCCTTGGTCCATTCGGTGTTGACGCTCTGCGCGCCCAGGGCCTGAACCATCACCTCGAACAGCTCCGTGGTCAGGGTGAGTTTGTCCCACGCCTTGCGTGCAGCCTCCTTGCCGACCTTGCGGGGATACAGCGACCAGAACCGGGCGAACAGCTCAGCCGAATCGACTGAATCATCGCCAGAAGGCTTTTGATCTTTATCTTCTCTTCTCTTCTCTTCTCTGGTCCGCAATTTGTCCGCATCACTAGCGGACACATTGCGGACGTTTTTCGTCTTTCTGTCGTTCCGTTTGCGCTCGTTATCGTTGGCGCGGCGCTTTGCACTTGCCCCGTTATGTTCGTCAAAGCGAGGCATTACAAGGCCCTCATCCTCCATGCAGGCCCACTCAACGTCGATCATGGCCTGCGTGAAACCCGGCCACCCGACAACAGCATCCATCGCATCCGTGGTGTAGCCAACGAGCACACCGTCATCGCAATGAGTGTCAAAAGTGCTCCAGGCGACATGCAGTCCACCAATGATCCGAAGTCTGTCCGCTTTCAATGCGGACACCATGCGGAAAACTTTCGGATGGGTTTGTAGTTCGATACGCATTTTGATCCAGTCCCCGGCCATTACACGGCCTCCCGAAGTTGGTATTGAGCCCATAAGCCAGCAACCCAAGTGACGCCCTTGGGGGTGAATTTGGACTGGTTGAAGGCATGCCCGCCGTCAGTGGTGCCGGCCCGCACTTCGAAGCGCCCGGCGTCGATGTGAGGCTGGTAGGCCTGCCATTCGCCGCCCATGCGGTACATGATTTTTTTGTCGATCAGGAATTCACGGAATCGCGACTCGTTGGCCTTCAGAAGCTTGGCTGTCTGACGAAAGCCCTTGAGCCCCGTCGAATCGACGTACTTCTCGACGAAGGCAATTTTCGGAGCTGCCTCAATCAAGGCCTGATTGGCAGCCTGCTGCAGTTCGAACTGTTCAGCCCAGGCACGGGCCGCTGCTGCCGGACTGGAGAAGTCAGGAAGCGTGGCAATGACGCGGGGCCCCTCCAGCTCCTTCAGCTTTTGCAGTACGGATCGGCGAACGGCTTTCGATTCGCGCATGCCTACGAGCATGCATTGATCGAGAGTCAGCTCGTAGCTGGCCATATCCACGCGGCTTTGGGGGTGTGCAATTATTTTGCACTCCCCCAGTTCATCGCCGAGCTCGTCTTGCACGCGGATAATGAATTGGTCGTTCCTGACTTTCGGCTCGCCAGCCTGGCTGCGAGCCTCGTTGACCATGTCGCGGAGTTCGATGCTGGAAATAGTGCGCGACACGTTTTGCGACTGGAGGAAATGTGGCGCGGACTTTTTCAGGCCCTGTACATCATTGTTTGAGGTATGCATAATCTGCCTCACAGTGTTTTAAGCAGTACGTAATGAAAAAGCCGACCTTGCCCGTCGGTTTTTTTGTGTCTGCGATTTGGGGTTAAACACTTTTCAGGCCCTCATCAGCCCGACTTTTGGGATGGGAATAGGGTCGCCTGAATGGCTGGACCGTTCCCGTCATCGTCTTGGGTCTTGTCCTGGTGACGATGAGCTTTTCAATCCTCTCTTTAGCCAGCTGCTCTATCGGGATACCGAGCATGGTGGCGACCTCTTCAAGAAATTTGATGTCGTCTACGTCCGCGATCTGCCGCAAAAGCAGCTCGCTCTGGTTCTCAGGCATAAAGCCTCCATTGGGGGCCTTCAGGCGATGTCTTGAATCCGGGTAAGCTCATCCCTCATCTGCTGGATCGCAGCTTTCAGAATTTCACGGGCCAGCACGGCCTTTTGAGTGCCGTGGATCTTTGCGAGCGAGCGCAGATATTCGTCGTACTCATCGCTCAAGCGCACCTTGGTTTCGTTGTGGTTCAGATGCTTAGGGTCTTCGTACATTTGTTGCTCCTTGCGACTTATCAAAATGGTTATGCAGCGGACTGGCTGTTCAAATCTTCAGGGGGGAAAACCTCGTCGAGACCACACTTGGCGCCGAGCGCATTCAGCGCGGTAACGATGAGGCGTGCCTCGCTTAGCCCAGGGCAACGAAGTCCGGACTCGTAATTCGCGAGGCGAGACTGATTCCACCCAAGCGACCGACGAAGAGCAGCCTGGGTAATCCCGGCCTTCTCTCGGATACTTCGGACGTGGTTCATGACATTCGCTCCTATGGCTCTTGAATGAAGGATAAACACGTATCGTGTTAATGGCAAACACAATAAGTGAAAGCCGGGTATTTCAATTCGTGATTGAATCCCGCGCATGAACGAATCATTAGGTCAGCGCATACAGCGCCTCAGGAAAGCAGCGGGCATGTCTCAAGCGCAGCTCGCGGAAGCCTGCGGCTGGAAATCACAGTCCAGGGTAGGAAACTACGAGGCAGGAAGCCGCGAACCATCGCTGGCTGATATCGCTGCAATGGCGAAAGCTATCGGGGTAGACGAATCCGAAATCCTACTCACAAGCGGCACCTCGTACGCGACCTCAGCAGCTACCGCCACTGCATCCGGGTCTGCAGATTTGGTCCGTGAAATGCTTGCTCAAGCGGGGAAAAGACTGCCTACGCACATCAAGGAGAAAATCCTTGCTGCCACTGAAAGTGTTGAGCCAGCCAGCAATGTAATCACCGCCGACTTCTCTCGCCCTGGCTTGGTTGGGGATGAAGTGTGGATTGCCCACTACGACGTTCGTGGCGCCATGGGTGGAGGGCAAATACCTCACGATTACCCCGAAATGTTCAAGGATGTCAGGGTAAGCCCTCGGCACCTGCGCGAACTTGGTGTCGAGTTCCAAGAGCACTACCACTTGAAGATGATCACCGGTTGGGGCCAGTCAATGGAGCCGACCATCAAGCACCGCGATCCGCTGATTGTAGACGTGAGCATTCACGAATTCGTCGGGGATGGAATTTACTTCTTCAGCTGGCAGGACCACATCTATATCAAGCGTCTGCAGATTGCCGACTCTGATCATTTTGAAATGATCTCCGACAACTCACGGCACAAAGCGAGAATGATCAGGCGTGATGAAACCTACATACAAGCGCGAGTTCTACTCGTATGGAATGCCCACCTGGTTTAAACCTGATGCACAGAAAAAGCCCGCTGCTTAGCGGGCTTTTTTGTGGCTGTCAGAAAGGCGCCGCCTCATGTTCTGCTGGCTCAAACTCCGTTTCTGCCGGGCGCTCATCCTCAGGCGTAGGCTCCCACTTCAGCGTCACCGATTCGTCTTCATCGTTGAAGATCATTTCTATGCCGCCTATCTCGGTGAGTATGCCCATCACCTCTGCCCACTCCTCTTCACCGTCCGTGTCGAGACGATGGATCGTCACCCAGCGCTGCAGCTGAGCAATTGGATGATTGATCATCGACGAAACCCTGAGTGCTAGGCGCTCAAGCCCGGACACTTCCACCCTCTCCTGTTGTTTTTGCTTTTGCGGCCTGGACATCTATTACTCCTTAGATGCTGTATATCCATACAGGTTTCGCAAAGCATATCCCACCATTTCAAAACACGGAACCATTTTTTGCCGTGTTTACTTTTGAAAAATAATCACATTACGTGTTGACGAATTAAACACGATACGTGATAGTTCACCCATCGCAGCGACACACAGCCACTGCGAAGGGCCTCAAAAGGGCCTGACCGCTCTTTAACAATCAGCGCAATACGAACAAAGACGGCACTGCCTCTACGGCGACCGGAGATCAGATAGCCCCGAAAGGCTACCAACGCGAGGACCACCTCGACGGCTGACTAGAGCGAAAGGCTCGAACCGCGTGAATGACCCGATAAGCAGAGCCAGCAG